CCACTCTTCACTTTCTGAAGGAGCGTGTTCGCCAACTTCTCATGGAGTTCGGAAAGGGTTTTTTCGAGGGTCATTATTTATAGCTCAGGTAGGCGCTGATCGCCGCGACGATCAACGAGAAGATTGCGATGAGGGTTGTGAGGAAGGTCTGATTGGTCGAAGAAGTGGCCTTGAGGGAGGCGATGTCCACCTCCCCCGCCGACATGCGCCCTTCGAGCTGGTCGATGCGCTGCGACTGCTGCGAGGACAAGCTGATGAGGGTATCAACCTTGCCTTCCACCCTGCCGATGAGAAGCAGGGCTTCAGTGCTGTTTGCTGGTTCCATTGATCCTGCTATTTGATCTGAGAGGCCCACGCCCAAAGGTCATCGAACTGCGCCTCAGGGATGCCCTGCATTTCTCGGAGTGTCTCCACGGCAGGACTGAAACGGTCGTAGCCTTCAAGGGGCGGCTCGGAGAGTTCTATGCGAAGGGTTTCGGCCTCGTCCTGATCTTCCAGCGAATCAAGGGAAGCCAGAATGGAAGCCTTCGTGATGTTGACTTCCTTCGCCATGAGCCAGAGCTGACGAGCTGAAATTTTATGCAGCCGAGCCTTTCGAGCCTCAGCCTTGCGGAAGTCGTTCAATTCTGTCGCATAGGTGTTCACCAGAGAGGCAATTTCGGCGCTTGAAGGTTCAGGCCCTTCTACAGCCCATGACGCGATAATCGCAGGGCTAAGACGTTCAGCGCTGTTTCGCTTGACGCGATGGGCGCACCAGAAATCCACGCCGTGCACTGCCGATGGGAAAAGCTTACCGATGAGGAAAGCAAGTTCATTTGAGGACAGATCGTAAGGCAGATCGTCTGTGTTGAAGCGGTCATCCATTAGTCGTTGTTCCTCAATTGGATTGCACGGAGATAAACGATGTTTGAGCCACGGGAGGCGCGGAGGCCGACCAAGACATACGGACTTGGCGCATCAGAGCTTCGGTCAGCGTATTGCGGGTCGATAGAACCGAACTCCCAAAGACCGCCATCGTGATACGGACGGCCACCTCTTGCTGCGAAGCGATCAGATAGCCACCCGTAAGCGGCGGTCCATACGTGTCCATCATTCCGAATACGGAAGCGGTGAGAGCCGTTATGGAAAACATCAAACTCAGTGTTGTTTGGCTGTGCTTGGACACGCCAATTGTAGTCACCCGTAACGCCGTTCGGCAGGAAGTCTATGCACGTAGCTTGACCGGCAGCGGCTTTGAGCTGGACGATTGTGTAGCCGCTAGGTTTATTGATGACCAAGTTTCCCGTCATCACGTCACCGGCCTTCGCCACCTTTTGGTCTGCCGAGGCTGTCAACGCAGCCGTTGTCGCAAAGCCCGCAAGTTTCGTGTCGATATTGGTCTTCGTGTAGAAGCCGCCATCAATCTGGACCTTCGTGTAATAGGTAGCAGGGTTAAACAAAGCCGCATCTTCCGCCGACTTCTTAGCGGCAGCAGCGGACGCAGCGGAAGCATCCCTGTCCAAGCCAGTCTGCACACGATCAGCAGCCGTGGCGGCACGATCAAGCTGCGTCTGGTTCTTGTTTGCGATGGCAGCAGCTTCCGATTGGGCGGCAGCGGATGCAGAACCAGCGGCGGCATTCTTGGATGCTAGGGCAGCAGATGCCTGCTGTGCCGAATTGGTGGCGGATGCCTCAGACTGTCCAGCCGAATTGGCAGCTTCGTTCGCCTTCTGAGTTGCGATTGCGACCTGAGAAGTTACCCCGGTCTCAACGAAGTTCTTTGTCGCCACATCCTGCGGGTTGACGGGGTTGAGGACGTTCGAGATGCGCCGGTTGAGGGCCGAGAACGAACCATCCTCGGTTACGCCCAGAGATGCTTCCCCGAGGTCAAACGCCTCCTGGGCGAGATAGAAGACCTGAAGGGCCGAAAGGTCGAGGTCGCTTTCAACCAGCGTCGAGCCATCCACGAAGTCAACCAGAAGGGCGTCACGCGGGGTCACGCGCCGACGATCAACGACCGCGTTTACAGCGGGTGCGGTGGCGAGCTGGATGGAAGTTTCAGAGAGCCACGAATAAGGGACAATCGCGCCCTCGACGCGCACCTGAACGTGCGTCTTGGAAATGTACGGGAACGGGACGCTGAATACTCGCGTCACGCCATCCCCGAGAGATTGCGCATAGGCAAGAGGCATGAATGCTCCTGATAAGAGTTCCCCCGGGTTTCCCCGAGGGTTAATTCACATGTGGTTTTATTTAGTCGCGAAGTTCCCGCTGAGGCAGGCCAGAAGCCAGCCAATTGAAGAACCACTGCATTCCGACGATGCGTTGCCCGGGAGCCGCTTGGAACAGCTTGCGGGCGTCAGGCTGAGAGTAGTCGTCACCGCCGATGGCCGTCACCACACCCTGAGCGCCTTGGAAGGCGGTCGTGATCAGGTCGCCCGTTGGGTTGCCGAATACGCTCATAGGGTCGGTCTTCAGGCCGGTTGAACGGAAGTCGAAGACGGTCTCGCCAGAGATCAGCGCGGCGGCTGCGTCAATGGGGATAGGCACAAGGGACGATTCGGAGGTGCGCTGGAAACCTGCGAGTGCGAGGTTATGAAGCGACAAGCGCTCCTTCAGCTTCTTGTCCCTGTCCTTGTCGCCCATGGTATTGAGATGTGTCTGGCCGATGTAGGTCAACGTGCCGAGGAACATTGCCCCCATCATCCCCATGAAGGCTTCCATATCGCGCATGTTCAGTCCCTGCATGAGCGCCCTCGTCCAGGCACCAACAGCGAATGAACGAAACTGCAGAACGGTTTGGCCGAGAGGATTGCTCATCCACTTCGCGAACTGCCCTACATCGTTCTCCAAGATCATGCTTCGAGAAGCTCTGAACATGGCGCTTTCAAAAGCCGCCGCTGCCTTGCCGTCCCATTTCGCGATGCCCAGAGCTTCCAGCTTCGAGCCTCGCTGAACACCGCCCTTGAAGCTGGCATGAGCGCGGATGTTTTTGAAGATCAACTCTACATCGTCAGCGGTCAGGCCGAGGAGCTTGAGCCGGTCCATGTTCACCTTGTCACCGAACTTCGCCATGTTGACGAACTTCACCGCGAAGGCACGAGAAGCCCACCGCTGAAACACAGCGTTGATGGGAGCCATGCCGGAAACCATCGATACGCCGTGGTTGATCGCCTTCAGTTTAGGATCGAGTTGGTCGAGCGTCTTTGACAGAGGCGTTGTCGAGCGGAGATGTGTCGGAATACCGAAGTCATCCATCTGAGGACTGAAGCGGCTCGTAACATGATCGGTACCGAAGGCCCCGATAGCGTCAAGCTCATCGCCCAAGTCGTCACCCAAGCGCCCCTCTCGGGCAAGCTTAAGCAACTGCCTGAAGGACGGCATACCGGCAGCAAAGGACTTGATACCGGACTGCGATGCCACGCGGGCGATTTCGGGAATCTGAGAGAAACCTACCTGCCCCATAAGGCGTGTGAAGTTGTAATCCCTGAGCGCCCTCAGTGTCCGCGCCCAGTCGGAGGATTGGTTCCAGTTCGGAATACCCGCGACTGCGTTATAGGCAAAGCGAAGGTTGTCGATATCCTTCTCAACGTTGACCTTACTCGGGTCGATCTTGGCCTCTTCATTGGCTACGCCCTTGACCTGTTCAACTAGCCGATTGAAATCAGACTGGTTTCGAATGCCATCGATGAGCCACTCACCCGGGTTCTCGGGGTGCGGTACCTTCACTCGTGCCAAGGCAATCTGCCCAGACATGGAGCGGTTATAGGTGTGCATGAGGAGGTTCGCATCGTTGACGTAGAAGTCCTTGATCGACACCTCTTGAGGGACGCCGTAGCGGTCCCGAACCACCATTGAATGGTTTTCGTCAAGAAGCACGCGATGCTGAAGGCGGCTGTTGCCACCGGCCTCAGCGTCCTTTGTGCGGGACTTCGTAAGCGCGTTCATGGCATCTTCGATCTCAGCTTCGGAGAACATCGCGCCGCCGTCCTGAAGGCGAACGTCAGAGAGGAACGCTCGGAAGTCGTCCATGTCCTCGGCAGCAAGGCCACGAGCCATGCCGATCTCCTGCCCCGCTGAGAGCTTGTTCATGCGGTCGAGGATGGCGTAGCCCATCTTCCTTGCGAGCTTGTCGTCGATGTCTGGCTGAGCCTTCTTGATGGAGGCCGTGAAGAGAGCCGTCAGGCCGTCCCGATTGTCAGACCCAGTGCGGTCGTAGCCGAACCGATGAACCAGCTCACGGGAGCGTTCGAGGTGCGGAATACGAGGGACGTAGCCATCCACGCCCATCTCGGAACGGGTGATGCCCTCCTCCCGGGCCTTGGCCCACCAGTCCCGCATTACAGCGTTGAACTGCGCCCCGGCCTCCCTCACCTCGGGATCGAAGGCTTCCTTATCGATGCCCTTGGCGCGCTGCCATGCGGTGATCTGTTCGGAGAATTTCCGCTGTTCGTCAGTGGCATTCCAGAGACTGACACCCTTGCGCTTCTTATACTTGTCCCAAGCATCGCCGTAGGCTTTTGCCCATTTGTATGTCGAGACACGCTGAAGGCGGCGTTGCGTTTCCGAGGCTGAGATGACCGTCACCTTGCCCTTCCGGTTACCGACCGCGTTTTCCACGAGGTAGTTTCCGAGGGACCGAACCATAGGCACCCCAGACTTCATGAGCTGAGCCGAAAGGTCGAAGCGAGGGCGACCGTAAACAAGCTCAAAATTCTCATCGACCTTCTTCCAGAAGCGGTGATTATCGCGGTCGTCAGTGCGATAGGTCGGCACGTCAGCGCCTGCCTGAGCTGCACCAACAGAGCTACCTTGCGGCGCTACGCTTTCAACCGCCTCTCGCTGCATCTGGTGGCCGATGGCATCCATCTGAGCATTCTCAGCTTCGAGCATGGGAGCGCCCTTACGGAAAGCCGAGAAGGCACCGCCAAGGACGATACCGCTCCCGATGGAGTACATTAGATCTGATTTCCCCATCATCGGGTTTGTCGCCATGAGCGGGAGATCGACCGCAAGGTTACCAGCCACGCCTTCAGCAGCGCCTAACGCGATGGTGCCAGCACGACCGAAGCGGGACGCAACGGCAGCCGGAAGGCCAAGGCCGCCAGTCGCTGCGCCGATTGCAAGGGTTGCCGCAATAGCGCCGGGATCGAGAAGCGCGGTACCAAACTGGAGAGCGATGCCCTTGCCGCCCAGTGAGGCGAGCTTCTGGTCGGTTTCCATCTGCTTCAAGATACGGGTCTTGATAGCCTCGAAATGTTCCTCCGATACAGCATCTGCGAACTCTTCGAGCTGCTCGTTAGGGATTTCAGCAGCCCGTTCTTTCAGAAGCTCAGGCGTCACTTTGAAGTTCGGGTCGGGGGTCTGGTAGCCGAGGGCCTTGAAAGGCGCGGCCACCGACCACGTATTGGAGATCGCCATGCCAACAGCGTCAACGAAGCCGGGAGCTTCAGCTTTCGCCTTCTTCTCGGCTTCCTCAGTGCGGAGCATTTCGGTGGTGTCGTTGACGAACTTGTGGGTGTCGATTTCGCCGTAGGTCACGGGGGCCGTGGCGGGGTTGCTCGCATCGCCCACCCGATAGTCACTCGTGGGTGACAGGGAGTTGGACACACCGCCACCGGACAGGAGGCTTTCACCGCCT